AAGAGAAGCATTAGAAGTTCAAAATATACTAGAGCGTTTAAGATTTCATCAAGCACCAGAATTAGATGGTGGCTCCGCTGGTCTTCTTTTAATTCCACCATCAGAATTTGAATTATCTTTTTATTACAGTGGTCGTCCAAACCCAAACTTACCTGGAATAGGTCGCTGTGTTCTTACAAACATTTCAGTCAACTATGCACCAAACGGTTGGTCAGCATACGAAATGTTTGGCGAAAATGATCCACGCTTAGGTCGAACAGGTATGCCAACCGCTATTCAACTAACGCTTGAGTTTAAAGAGACCGTTATTCTTACGAAAAAAAGTATGGTGCGTGGTGATGGTGGTTACAAATCAACGCAATCTGTTGGTGGAAAAATACAAGACGTTTATAACACACTAAAAAAATAAGTTATGGCAAAGTATTTTAATTTTTTTCCAAAAACTTTATATTCTTTATCGAATAAGTCAACTAGTGCCGATTTTATTACGAATATTATCGCACGATTTGGTTTTGAAAAAGAATTAAAAGAAAACTCAAACATTTACTACCCCTATGATATTCAAGATGGTGATACACCAGAGACAATCGCAAACAAATATTATGGGTCACCCGAAAGACATTGGGTAGTTTTATTATTTAATGACATTATTGACCCACAATATGATTGGCCGCTTGACCAAAGAACGATTATTAAATATATTAACGACAAATACGCAGCGAATGGTTCTGCTAATGTTACACCACAAACGGGTCTTGCTTGGTCACAGTCTAATACAAAGTCCTACTACAAAGTGGTAACAAGAGTTACCAATAATGCCACAAAGAATACAATCAAAGAAAAAATAGAACTTGATGCAAACACATATGCAAATGTTGTTATATCAAACTCTACAAAAACACTTCAAAGCGGTACAGTTATAGTAGAAACAGTAAGCAAAGAAACAGAAACTTATTATGATTATGAAGTAAACTTAAATGAATCAAAAAGAAGAATACGATTATTAAGATCAGAAATTGTTTCACAGTCAGGTTTACTTGATGAATTTAAACGAGTGATTAATTCTAAAGAATAAAAATGTCAACAGTTAATCTGCCAGAAACACCGTCGAAGTTTAGTATTAATGAGCTTGCCATTGTAACTAAAACTGGCAAACTAGACATATCTAAACTATTTCAAGAATTAAATATATTCGATTCTTTATTATCTCCTGTAATGACAGGTGCGGTTGTTATTGTTGATTCGATTGGCTTATCCTCGAAACTTTTGTTTGATGGTTCGGAAGTTCTTCTTGTAAACATTGGTAAAGATACTGACTCCGAAACTTTTCGTTTGCAGAAGGCATTTAGAATATACCGTCAGACGAATCGTGCTACATTACAGCAAAACTCAGAAACATATACACTAGAGTTTGTTTCTGATGAATTTATTTTTTCTGAACAACAAAAAATAAATCAGTCTTATAAAACCACATACAGTGATGTCGTTAAGAAAATATTAAACGGTTATTTGAAAGTGCCTGAACAGAAATTAAGAGGCGTTTTTCAAGATACAACCGGCATTCGTGATTTGGTAATACCCAATCTTAAACCTCTTGACGCATTAGAATGGTGCGCTAAACGGGCTGTTGATCAGAAAAAATCACCTAATTATGTTTTCTTTGAAAATAATTTAGGATTCAATTTTGTTTCATTGTCGTATTTGCTTTCTTCCGACTATCTGTTCAAGATTAAGTTTCCGGCAAAAAACTTAGAAGAAACAAAACCAAATCAAGATTTGTTGAGTCCTAGACATTTTGAAGTTGTGAATCAATCTGATAAGATCAAAACCACTAGAGAAGGTGTCGCCGCTGGTACATTTATCGGTTTTGACCCAATTACGAGATCGATACAAAACAAACGCATAGGATTTGAAGATCACTACAATGCCATGGACCACGGTAATGATACTGCTAACTTTTCTCAGTCAAGAAATCGTGGCGGTGAAAAAGCAACAGAGGCCTACGATTCTAAAAAGGTGTTGAGTATTTTTGGTGCCAACATAAAGAATAGTGCTTATGTTAAAAAATACGATCCAACTTCAATCTCAAAAGTTGAGACACCAGAAGATTTTATTTTTGCTCGAAAGGCAATCTTTGCCAACTTGATGAACAAAAGAATTAAACTTGTTATGCCTGGTAATTTTCAATTAACTTCAGGTTTTAATTTGAATGTTCGTGTGCCAGATTTTTCAAAGAAAGAAACCGGCTCAGAAAACGAGGATCGTTCGTTGAGTGGAAAATATTTAATCATTGCATCAAGACATGTTATTAAATATGATATGCATGAAACCGTTTTAGAACTTGCAACTACATCAAATGAAACAGACTTCGTACCACAAGGTGTACCAGAGCAAAACAAGGCGATAGAAACTTATGGAAGCTACTGAAAATAAAGATTTTGCTGGTAAAAATGGCTTTATTTGGTGGGTCGGCGTTGTTGAAAAAATCAGTGACCCATTAAAACTTGGTCGTTGCAAAGTTCGTTGTGTTGGTTGGCATACAGATAATAAATCGTTGTTGCCAACCGATAACTTACCTTGGGCACAGTCTTCTCTTCCGGTAAACGCAAGAGACACATATCCACCACGTGAAGGTGATATGGTGTTTGGTTTTTTCTTTGATGGTGAGAATGCACAACAACCTGTAATCTTGGGCGTTTTACCCGGCATACCTCTTGTAGCGGCTAATCGACAAAACGGATTCAATGATGCTAGAAGTTCTTCTGAATTACAAAGTTCACCACGAACACCAGCATCAAAAACATATAGCACTGACGGTTCGGGTATTAAGATTACAGAAAAGTCTGCTGCTGAATCTTATCCAAGAATATTGGATGAACCAACAACATCTCGTTTGGCTCGTAACGATGAGAACATGTCAAGAACGTTTATACAAGAACGAAAAGATAATGTAGTAAAATCTGTGCCAACTGCTACTAGCACTTGGACAGAACCAACAACGCAATATGCTGCAAAGTATCCATACAATAATGTAACTGAGACTGAATCTGGTCACATCATGGAATTTGATGATACTGTTGGTAAAGAACGAATTCAACTTGCACATCGTAATGGTTCATTTCAAGAGTGGTTTCCTAACGGTGATAAAGTAGAAAAGATTACAAAAGATAATTATGAAATCGTGATGGGTAATGATCGTGTTTATATCATGGGTAAATGTTTTGTTACGGTACAAGGTGACGCCGAAGTTTATGTAAAAGAAAATGCAACAATTAAAGTGGATAAAAATGTGACGGCAACTATTGGCCAAAATTTGTCGGCAACAGTAAATAAAAATGCCACTTTAAAAGTAAGTGGAAATTTTCAAGCAGATATTGGAGGTACTTGTAAAATAACATCAGGTGGTAATATGACATTCAAGGCACCTAGAATTGATCTGAACTAACATGGCACACGAATTTGTAATCCTTGTAAATGGTGAACTGAAAACATATACAAGATATGAAGATATACCAGAAAAATTTGACAATGTAATTAAGTTTTTGCCCGAAATACCTGATGCACCACACACTCATGAACAGCATGAGGAGATGGATGCTTGGAATGATAGATTAAAAGAATTGATGAGAAGAGAAACGAATGCTAACCAGTAATATTAGCATTACAATTTCTCCTGCTGGAGCTGCAAATTCTGAGATACTTCAAACAACTAGAGGAATAAGAAGTGTAAATGCAGTAATAACTGCTAATGCAAATGTAGGAGAAATTTTACAATCTGTAACAGCAACAATAGACACTTCTGAACCAGGAGTCAGAATCACTCCAGCAACGAATTCGGTTTCGATTGTTGGAACCTATGTTGACCCGTTTGAAGATTTTTTTACTTACATAGAAAGAGGTAGCAGCAATTTGATTGAAACACCTAAAGTTGCGAAGGGTGCATCAAGTCTGCCACCTAATAAAGATTTTTACGAATTAGATCAGGATCGAAGATTACTGTCTACAAGAACTTACACGGTTACTGTTTCTACAAGTTTAGCCACAAATAATTTTACAGTTACACATAATATCATAAACGATTTAGACAGCATTACTACCTTTGTTGGTTCATACTACAATAATTAGGAGAAACTATGCCTGCTGCAACAAGAATTGGAGATGCTGACGTTGCCCACTGTTCCGGAATGGTGAGGGCGGCTGGTTCAGGAAATGTTTTTGTGAATGGAAGGCCATGGTCCAGACAAGGTGATGTGAACACCGTACATCTATTGCCGGGTTCACCATGTCCACCACACGCCGCTGCCATATCTTCAGGTTCTTCAACCGTAAAAGTCAATGGCAGAGGTGCTGGCCGTGTTGGAGATGCAATATCCGGCTGCACTTCCGTGGCTGCCGGATCAGGTAATGTTTTTGCAGGTTGAATAAATAAAAGATGTCAACTACAATCACATCTAACGAACCAAAAATTCAGGTCGAAAGGTCTTATAAAGACTTGGATTTAAACTTTACAGTACATCCTGTCAAAAAGGATATAAGTCGTCATCTAAATGAAAAGGCGATTATTAACTCTGTAAAGAACTTAGTTTCAACCAATTTTTATGAAAGACCCTTCCAACCGGAATTAGGTTCAGCAATTCGTGCTTTGCTATTTGAACCGGTCGATTCTGTTTTTGGTGCTTCAATAGAAAGACGGTTATTTGATGTTATTAATAACTATGAACCTAGAGTTTCAGTCGAATCGATTGTAGCGATTCCTGCTCCAGATGAAAATGGTTATAGAGTTTCAATGACTTTTTATATTGTTAATTTGCCTAATCCAATTACAATTAATTTCTTTTTAGAGCGTATAAGATAAAATGGCTGAACCACTACAAGTTACTGAACTTGATTTCGATCAAATTAAACAGAATCTAAAGACTTATTTAAAAGGTCAGTCTGAGTTTACTGACTATGATTTTGAGGGTTCTGGTTTAAGTGTTTTATTAGATATCTTAGCGTATAATACGCACTACAATGCTTATTATTTGAACATGGTTGCTAACGAAGCATTCATGGATACCGCTTTACTGCGTGACTCGGTTATCTCACATGCTAAAGTTTTAGGTTATGTCCCATATTCAAGAAAAGCCCCACGAGCAACAATTAATTTTACTGTTAATACAAGCACTAACGTTGAAAGCACACTGACAATACCAAAAGGTTTTTCCTTTTTATCTAATGAAATTGATGGTGTCAGTTATAATTTTGTAACTTTGGAAGAAACCAAAGTAAACAAATCAAATACAGATTTTACATTTTTAAATTTGCCGTTATATGAAGGTCAGCTAGTAACATATAATTATACTTACGATCAAACAACAAATCCAAAACAAATATTTTCTCTGCCAGATACAAACATTGATACGACTACTTTGTTTGTCTCCGTTCGCAATTCTATTTCAAACACGGATTCAGAAGTCTATACATTAGTTTCTGATGCCTCAAACGCCACAACAACATCTTCGGTTTATTATTTACAAGAAAATAGAGGTGAGAAATACGCCATCTATTTTGGTGACAATGTTATTGGTAAAAAATTACCAAATGGTGCAGTGGTCAGCATCACTTATTTGATTACAAATGGTACCGCCGCAAACAAGGCAAATAATTTTGTTGCCACCGGCTTTCTTGCAGACTCTTTAGGCAATTCACAAACCGATTTCATAATTGACCCAGTAAGTGAAGCCGCCGGGGGTTCTGAAAGAGAGTCTGTAGATAATATTAAGTTTGCTGCACCTTTACAGTTTACAACACAAAATCGTTTAGTGACATTTCCTGATTATGAGGCTTTCATACAAAAAAATTATCCGGCAGTTGACTCCGTTTCTGTGTGGGGTGGAGAAGATGAATCGCCACCTAAATTCGGTATTGTTTATATTTCTCTTAAAACTAGAGAAAATTATTTTCTATCAGACACAGAAAAACAAAGAATTGTTGATGAAATTATTAAACCAAAGGCAATTGTGGCCATTCAAACTGTGATTCGTGATCCTGAATTTTTATATTTACTTGTTTCACCAACAGTCACATATGATGCTAGAAAAACTTCATTAACAGAACAGCAATTAAAAACTGCCATAAGAAATGCCATTTTAGCGTATAAGACAAATAACTTAGATAAGTTTGATTCACAATTTATACTTTCGAAGGTTCAAGATAATATTGATTCGGTAGATACGAATTCTATCATAGGTTCAACAGTGATAGTTCGTTTACAGAAAAGATTCATGCCAACTTTAAATGCATCTACGCCAT